CGCGCGACTGCGCAGAGGCCGCCGCGCGCTACCTCAGCGGACTGGCGCAGGCCGAGGTCTGCCGCTTCGCCTCGATGGCTGAGGTGGTTGAAGCCGGCTGCGCCCAGCAGTTCCAGCACTTCATCAGCAACTCGCCCTGGGAGCACGCACCGGTCATTGCGCAGATCGGGCAGGATGCGGATCGTCTGCTGGGCGGCCAGCCGGACAGTTGCCTGATCATCGACGAGAGCAGCTTTCCCAAGCAGGGCACCCGGTCGGTTGGGGTGGCTCTGCAATGGTCGGGGCGTCTGGGCAAGGTGGACAATTGCCAGGTGGCTGTGTTCGGCGTGCTGACGAACGGTCATCGGCATGCTCCGATCGATATGCGGCTGTATCTGCCGCAAGCGTGGATCGACGATGCGGCCCGCTGCGACGCGGCCGGGGTGCCACAGAGCGCGCGCAAGCTGACCGCGAAAAGCGCGCACGCGCTCGACATCGTGCGCGCGGCCCGCACGCGGGGCCTGCGCTTCAACTGGGTGGGTGTCGACGCCGGCTACGGCAAGGAATCGGCGTTCCTGCGTGCCCTGGACGCCATGAACGAGGTGTTTGTCGCCGATGTGCATCGCGACCAGCATGTTTGGACCGCAGAACCCGCCCTTCGCATCCCGCCGCACAAGCCGGGCCGGGGTCGTCCGGCGAGCAAGCGGCACGCGGCGACGCCGCCGGTGCCGACCGCCTGGTTCATCGCCATAAGCTGCGGCAGGCAGTCCTGGTTGATGAACCAGACGGCGTTTTTCGCCGACCGCGCCCAGAGGCGCGCCCACATCTGGTCGATGTTTTCCTTGACCATGGTCGCCGCGGCCTGCCCGGTCACCTTCGGTATCGTAATCAGGCAGGGGCTTTTCATGTAGCCGAACGGCATGCCGGCGCCGGTGCCCTCGACGATCGCGTCCTCGGTCATGAACATGACTTCTTCCGAGAACGCCTGGGCGGCGATCGATGTCAGCGCCGTCGAGTCCTGCAACAGTTCGTCGGTGGTGTACATCACCGACATCAGCTTTTTCAGGTCGAACTCGATGGTGCGGAACTTCGGCTTCGACGGGGTGACCGCGGTCCCTTCGCCGACCCAGTTCGACGCCACACCGCCCCAGCGGCTGCCGGTCGCTCGGCTGGTTTCGTCCACGCCCGGTATCTTGATGCCGTTCGCGTTGGCGCTGATCGGCAGCTTGTTCACCCGACTGAGAATCTCGCCCATGTCGTGTGCGAGCATGAAGATCGAGGCCGCAAAATCGACCTGGACCAGGAAGCCGCCGCCAGTCGGATCGACCTCGCCCGCGCCCGTCGGCGCGCGCACCAGGCGGCGGTCAGTGTCGCTGCCCTTCGAGCTGTAGTGCTTGAATACCGCCTGGAGCTGCTCGCCCAGGCTGCGGTACTGCTCGCCGGCGCGCGGCGTGAAATCCAGCCCCTTCCGGGCCAGGCTCAGATAGTCGTCAAAGCCGCGCAGCCTGCCGGGCCGCGGGTCCATGCCGCGGATTTGCGACAGGGTGCGCTGCGAGGGGTTGATCTCCATCACGTCGTCGCCCGGACCGGCGCCGATCGGCCGCGCCAGCTTGGCGGCGAGTTTCTCTGCGCGGTCCAGCTCGCCGATCGTGCGTTCGAGCGTCGCGATCTCCGCCTCTTTGGCGGCGAATCCCGGGCTCCCAGCCAACGGCGCGAGTTCATCCACCGCCACCCCGAGGGCGCGGCGGAGCGACAGCAATGTGCTCATGTGATATGCAGTCCTTCGAAATAGTCGATCACGAAAGCAGGGCCTGAAGCCTCTGGAGAGCGTTACTCCGTTATGCTACTCTGGCTACCATGAGCGTTGCCCTTCGCAAGCCGATGATACTGGCCGAGTTCCTCGCCTGGGAGGAGCGGCAGGAGTTGCGTTACGAGTTCGACGGCTTCGAACCGGTTGCCATGACCGGAGGGACCATCGCGCACGACCAGATTACCTTCGACCTACGCACTGCCCTTGCCTCCAGGCTCGCGGGCAAGCCATGCCGCCCCTTGGGTCCGAACGTCAAAATCATCGTCGATGGGCGGTCGTCTGTCAGCCAGTTTCTCCCGCCGCCTCGAACGTCGAGAATCCTGTTGTCGTATTCGAGGTCCTGAGTGAGGGTACAAGCGAGACCGACTTGATCGACAAGAATCGCGAATACCGTGCAACCCCGTCCATTCAGCGATACGTGATCCTGCAACAGATTCACAAGGTGGCAATCGTCTTTGAGCGGCGGGCCGACCTCTGGCTGTCGGAGATTGTTTCAGGCGATGGCGCGGTCCTGGACTTGCCCGAGATCGGCATTACTGTCCCGTTGGATGAGGTCTACGCGAACGCCGAACTGCCCGACGCGCCGCAGTCGTAAAGGCGATGGCATCCGGACAGTTGACGAGACTGCAGGTCCACCGTGACGGCACGTTGCATCGCGTGATGCCGGACGGAACTGGACTGCCAATGCCCGATCCCGGCCCGGTTGCTCCGCGGACAGAGGCCGAGATTCACGCGGCGGCGATGCGTGACCCCGACGCCCCACCGATGACCGACGAGGAATTTGCCCGCATGAAGCGGGTTCCACGCACCAAGACGCTGCGTCGCGCGCTCGGAATGACGCAGGAAGAATTCGCGGCACGGTTTCAGATTCCACTCGGCACGCTGCGCGATTGGGAGCAGGGACGGGCGGAACCGGATCAACCGGCCCGCGCGTATCTCAAGGTCATCGCTTTTGACGCGCAGGCCGTGCAGCGGGCACTGGCAGCTACGCCACCGATGCCGGCTTGATCGCGCAGTGATCATGGGTCAGGCAGGCTTGTGCCTGGCCCGCAGTTCGGCAGCTCGCGCGAGTTGGGCAGCTTTCTCCGTGTTGGCATCCGGATCAGGGTCGGCGGGCGGATCGGCAATTGGATCGGCATCCAGCGCATCGACCACGCCGTCAAGCAGGCTCAGTGCCTTCGCGTGGTGCGTCATCCCCTCGGCCATGTAAGCCTTTGCGGTGCGCATGGACTTATGCGCGAGTCGGATCGCGTCCTCATGCGCCACCGGCAGGTCGTCATTGTCTGGCGCGTCGCCATCCTTCCGGCGTCCCAGAAGCCGGCGCAGGGTTGCCAGCAGTTTCTCGTCGGCGTCCGGCGGTGCCGCAGTGCCACCATGAACCGCGCACTCAGATGGGTCGGCCAGCCCGCATTCGTCGTCGGCGCTGCGTCCACAGGTGCAGACGGGATCGTCTTCGCTTGCAGCGCGTCGCGCGTTTGACGGCCGCTTCGAGGTTGCAGACCGAGCGGGCGGGCGTGCTGTCATAGCCGGTTCCTTTGCTGCCCTGCGCAGGCGTTCCAATTCGGCGCGCGGCAGGCTCGCCCTGCCGTCACCGTCGAACGTGCTCTCCGCCCATTCCACCAACGGCCGCGTATCGATGCCCTTGCGGCGCGCCTCTTGCAGCACGTTCGGATTTGCCGGCACCGGGCACACGCTGATTTCGAGCAGGGCTTGTTCAAGGAAGTCGATGCCGAACCCGCGCTCCGGGTCATTCTCGACAAAGGCGTAGCGGGTCGGCAGAAACCCGACGCTGACCGTGCGCAGGAACCTGCCCAGCACCAGGCGATAGATCGTGTCGGCGAACGCGTAGGTCTCCGGCGGCGCGAACTCGATGTCGCCCAGCAGACGGTCGCCCTCGACACCGACATTGCGCGCGCCGCCGATCGGTGGGGCAGAGCTGTCATGTGCCCAGAGCGCCACCGGGTTCGCCTGAAAATCGGTGAGGTCCCAGCCGGCCGCGGCGATCGTGTCGTTCATCCGATCGACGCTGCCGTCCGAAAAGCAGAAGCGCAGCGTGCGCGCCGCGCCATCCACCGGCAGCGGCTGCGCCACGCTCACTCGGTACACGCCGCCGACCGGCTTGCGTTTCGCCCGCAGTTCGCCGCGGAACTGGTCGGCGCTCATCAGCACAGTCATGGAACCATCAGCCTCCGACAATCAACAGGCCGCGGCCGTCGGCATAAATGCCGGACTCCTCCGCCATCGAGCGACCCACCGCCATGATCACCGCAACGATCGGATCGATGCGCTCGATCGAGCGTTCCTTGTCCGGCTTGACGTTGCCCGCCGGGTCGGTGCGGATCGACACATTCGAAGCGCACTAGTCAGCCACCGGATCGGCGCCGTGCTGCAGTTCGCGCGCCAGCACCTTGCGCATGAACTCGGCCGCCGCTGGACCCATGTTGAGGAAGCCCTGCCCGAACTCGACCAGGTTCATGCCCTCGTCCGCGAGGTTGCGGATGATCTCGCCGGCGAACGTGCGGTCGAATGCCAGCTCTTCGATATTGTAGATGCCGGCAAGCTCCAGGATCGCCGCTTCGACAAACTTGAAGTCGGTCGTGTTGCCTTCGGTCGCGATCAAATGGCCATGGTCGCGCCAAACCTGGTAGGGCGCGCGGTCCCGCCTCGATCGCTCTTCGATGTTGTCGGCCGGGCACCAGTGGCGCCACAGCACTTTCCACCGCTCGCCGTCGCTGACCGGCGGGAACAGCAGCGCCAGCGACGACAGGTCGTTGATGCGCGCCAGGTCCAGCCCGGCAAAGCACCGGCGGCCCCGCAGCACCGCGGCGTCGATCGGCTCGGCGCCGTCCGCCCAGACCTCCATCGGAATCCAGCGCGCGAGCTGCTGGGTCCATTGGTTGAGCCGCAGACGCCGGATCGAGTTCTGCCGCGACGGCATCTCCAGCGCGAGAGCCACCTCGGCGCGCAGGTCTTCGATCTGGAGGACTGTGCCCAGCGACGGATTGGCCTTGCGCCAGGCCAGTTCATCCTGGCAGTCGTCGACGGTCGCGATGTAGGCGAACCATCGGTCGGCGGTCACCTGGGGGATTACACCGTCGAGTATTTTCACCGAGAAGTCCCAATGAAGGTAGCAGACCGAGGTCCGGCTCACCCCTGCCGTCGTCGTCTCGTACATCAGCGGCTGGAGCCGCGCGCCCATGCCGGTGTCGAGTTTCTCGATCACGCCGGCATCGGGGTGTTCATGCAGCTCATCGACCAGAGCAACGAAGACGTTCAGCCCGTCCATCTTCGACGTGTCGGCCGAGAGCGGCCGGAACCACGATGCCGTGGACAGCACCGCGAGGTTGTTCGTCGTCTTCACGATTCGCCGGCGCAGCGCAGGCGAACCAGCCCGCATACGCTCGGCCTCGGAGAACACGATCCGGGCCTGCTCGCGCGTCGTTGCGGCGGAGTAGATTTCCGCGCCGGGCTCGTTTTCGTCTATCAGTGCCTTCGGGCCGATGCCGGCCTCGATCGTCGATTTGCCGTTCTTCCGGGTGGTGGACACGAACGCGGTGCGGAACCGCCGGACCTCGATCTGCTTGTCCGGCAGCCAGAGTTTCCAGCCGAAGATCGAGCCGACAACGAACGCTTCCCAATCGAGCAGGTTGAACGGCTGCCCGGCATACTGTCCCTTGCTGTGGCGCAGGACCTTCGGGAAGAAGTCGATCGCGCGTTGCGCTGTGGCGCGGTCCGAACGCAGGCCGCGCGCCGGACCGTCAACCAGGTCACGCAAATGCCGCTCGCAAGCGAGCCGAACCAGGCGGCCGGTGACGAACTGGTTCCCGATGACCGCCCTGGCATACGCCTCTACGGGGTCCTGCGGCTCAGCCGGCCGCTTACGCCCTGCCACGCAGGAAGTCTTCGGCCGGGTCCGCGTCCCCCGGCGCGTCGCTCGCCCTGATCCGCGAGCGCGCCGAACCCGACAGGCCGATTTGCTCGGAGAGCTGACGCACCTGATCGCGTGCCTTGTTCGCGGCGGTGAGATAGGGCGAATACATCGGAAACCCGTTCGGTGCCTTGATGATGAGACCCGTGTTGACAAGCTGGCGCTCGCACTCGACCCAGCGCGCCCAGGCCTGGCAGTAGCCAGCGATGACGGCGCGATCGAGCTTGGCAATCAGGCCCACCTCGGCCAGCAACACGGTGATGCGGCGCCACTCGGCCAGCGCCTCGTCCTTCAGCATGTCGGGCGGCTCCGGGATCACAGTCCGCGGCTTCGCCTCGTGATCGTTGAGCGGGCGCCGGCCCGGGTTGCCGGTGATGCGTTCAGTTTCGTGGGCTTCGGCTTAGGGCCCAGCATCGGCTCCCTCCGGACCGGCCTCCGCGCGCTTGGCCTCTTGCTCGGTGAGCGCCTTGCCGGTGAGTTCGGCCATCATGCGCAGCGCGACGGCGGTGTTGTGGACGCCGGTCGCGTGCCTGACGGCGAGCAAGCCCTGGAAGAAGCGATCGAAGTCCGCATAGGTGCCGACCAGGCGGGTGACCGCGGCCTTCGATTTGGCGATCTTGGTAAGCCAATCCATGAAGATCGCCGCGTCGGCCGGCAGGAAGGAGATTTGCAGTTCCTCGTAGAACGGCTGTCCGACGCGTAACACGGAGGTATCGAGATCCTCGATCTTGAACGCGTCGTCGGTCAGGCCGGAATACTCTTTCCATCCGAAGTCGAGCTCGGCATAGAGCGACTGGAGAATGTTGGGATCGTCCTCTCCGACGACTGCGTTGTGGCTCAATTGCAGGGCAACGAATTGCGCGCGGGTCAGCGGCGTCAGGATTTCGAGAACGTCGGCTTCCTCGATGCCCGCCTTCATCGCTGCCGGCACGCGATGGTTGCCTGACGCCACCAGCAGCTTGTCATCCACGTGGCCGACCAGCGGCACGCTAGTGAGACAGCCATCCGCCTTGATGTTCGCAACGAGTCGGGCGAACGTCGCCCCCCGCATAAACCGGGCGTTCTTTTCAAGCAGCGTCAGGTCTGCGAGCCGCATCCGTGTGACGCGCGTTGTAACGAACCGCTGGAACCACTCGGCGTAGATTTCGCCTGGGGTTTGCTGTCTGATCTTGCTGCCATAGTTCAACATCCCGGGGCCGCGGCCCAACAGTTCGAAGATGCCGCGCTACTTCATGGACACCGGCTTCGACGTGAAGGCGGTGGTCATCACGGAGTCGATCCGCTGCACCAGCCTGACCTGCATCCGGTCAATGATCGTCGCCGATGTCGCCAGCATCGCGATCAGCTTCGACACCCGGCTGCGCGGCGACAGCGCGAAATCCGAGAGCAGGTAGAGTAGATCGCCGCCCCACTTGTCGCGGGCGTAGATGAAGCCGCCGGCCAGGTGGCCGTCGATCATCACCAGGAAGTTTGCGATGCCGGTGGTGTGCGTGATCCCCTTCGCCAGGTAAATGTCCTTCAGGAAATTCATCTGCGCCGACGTGGCGCCGACGACCTCGACCCGGGACGAGGGGGTTAGCGTTGCCGGATCGAGCTTGGTGTAACGAAACGGCGTTGACCGATGCTGGGCGCGGCGCACCGAGCTGGCGGACCGGTCGGAGAAGGTGAAGACAGGCTTGTTCGACTCCCCGCGATAGACGGTCACCGGCTGGTGGTGTTCGAGCGTGTGGTCGGTTAGCACGCAATACCGCACCCGCATGGCGTCCAGCTCATCCAGCCACACCTCCAGTGCGGCCGGGTCCCAGACACCGTAGCTCGGCCGCGGCCAGTCGGTGTTTTGATCCACGAAGCGGTACAGCCGCTCATACCCGTTCTTGTAGGTCGGCGGGAACGCGGCAACGCCACCCCCGACCTCGGCGGCGCGCCGGGCCTGATCCCGGAAGTCGCCGGGGCAGAAACTCGCGATGTGCAGTCCTTCGAGGAATTCATCGAGCCGTTTCCAGGTCGGCGCGAGGAACTCGACAAACCGCTCCTCATAATGCGCAAAGTGCGCCTGGGCGTAGGGATTGGTGCCCTTGTATTTGGCCATTTCCAGCGCGACCTGGACCGCTGCGATGCGCGCTGCGAAGGGCTGGCTTGCGAGCAGCGGCTCAATGAAGGCGAGCCGGCCCTTGAACGCGATCGGGAACTCGGCGCCGGTGGCGAGCGCGCCGAGCGAACAGGACAGCAGCGAGACGTCGTTCGAATGCACAGCGACCGTCGGGTGAACGTCCCGCACCGCGCGGTCGAAACGAAACGACCCGGAGCATCCGACGAAGACCTGGCGCCAGTCGGTGAAGGGCACCGAGCGCGTAATTTGTTCCACAGCGGGGCGCGGCACGGCTCCGACAAACATAGGCTACCCTTGCGCAACAGATGCCGACATGTCTGATCTGCTATCAGGACATCACGCTACCATGATAGCAAAGTAGCGGCGCGCATCGTGGATTGTTCGGGTCGAAAAGTCGAAGTACTCAACGGCAACTTTCAGTGTCACGTGTAAGTCACTTATGCTAAGATGGCGATGTTTGAAATGGCTTTCGCGAAGGACAATTTCGCATGCCGACGCTACCTCTTATCAAGACCGCATCGTGGGCGACGAAGCTGCCCGACGATCACCTGCGGATCGGCGTTTCACGTGGCACGCCGCGCCGACTGCCGGCTGGCTATCGTGTCTATCGGGCGCTTGCACCAGGGCCTTGGTTCAACAGCGTCGGGGTCGAAGAGTACTACCAACTTTATAGAACCGAGATCCTCGGGCGTCTCGATCCCAGGCTCGTCGCCGACGCGCTGCTTGGCCTCGCCAGCGGCCGGGTTCCGGTCCTGCTTTGCTATGAACCGCCCACAGCCGGCCAGTGGTGTCACCGCGCTGTGGCCGCGGAATGGCTCGCCGAGGCCCTCGGCGCCACGGTGCCGGAGTTCGGATTTGAATCGCTGCCGCAGCGCGAACATCCCCTGATGCCGCCGCAGCTTCGCCGCGTCATCGCCTCGACCGTTATCCCTGACGTTGCGCCCTTCACAGGTCACACCGCAGTCATCGACGGCGAACTGCACCGCGTCGTCGGAGCAGACCCGCACCGAGCAGGGAAGGCGATCATCAGCACCGGCGATCGCGAACATTCCACCGGCCTCGCAACGCTGCGCCGCTACTTCCGAGGAGCCTGACAATGGCCCAAGACACCTTTCAGGTTTTGCTTGATATGGCCGAGCGCATCAGGCGCGACAACGAGCAACGCCATGTGCTTTCCACCGGTGAGTACCTTGCGGTCGCCCTCCTGTTGAACCGGTCCGACTGGCTGGACGAGAAATCCTACACAATGGTCGAGGCCATCGACC